AATCATGCCCGGAACAACACTTCCATCTTCCTTCTCGACATCTCTAAATGCCACCACATCGAAAGGACACTCGTACTCGTGACTACCGTCATTCCATGTGGTGACAATCCGATCTCCGAGACTAAACACGTTCGGGGCGAGACCCTTCTGCACGATAGCCTGTACCTCACTATAATCGGTAAAGGTTGCGTTCTGTCTCGCAATGATAGAGAGAAGGTCTACACCTTTTTGCAAGGTGTTCTCAGTTGCTACTTTTCCCATTGTTAATCCTCCTCGACCTGACAAAGGTCTCCATTAGAGTCTAAATAAAATCCCAGATGTAAATCTGCGGTTTCTTCCGTTTTTGCTACAAGCTCTTCTCTGAGCGTGTCTACATCCTCGACAGCACTAGCTGCGTTGGTTTCTGCCGTAGTCGCCTTCTCCAACGCAGTAGTAGCTTTAGTATCTGCGGATGTGGCAGTCGCAGATGCCGTGTTAGCGGTGTCGTTTGCCCCATCAACTTCTGTTTCGAGAGTGCCATAGAGGTCATCCAGCATATTCATGTTCGAGTTGTATTCACCTACAAAGTCTGAAATCTTGTCAGACATCTCTGTGGTGTTCAACTCAAGATTTGCAGTTTTACCCATAGATCATCACTCCTCGGAGACGTTCTCCGTATTATTTTTCAACTGAATATTCTCAGCGATTGCATCACTCAGCATAATCATCCTCAGTTCTGCGAGACACTCATTGAGCACCCCGGACAGTTCCGTAGGAGACAGGCCACTCTGATTGCATACGTTACTGATAATGTTCTTTGTTTTTACGTAGTTTTCCATGTTGAGTTCCTTTCATTATGTATAACCAACCAATACCCCTCTGCGGAAGGAATATGTATGACCATCTATGGTGTAGTTGCCTGTTCTCCCCGTGAACTCGTTCTCGCCATACCACCAAGTCAATTCGTCCAAAAGCATGTTCGTGTGCGCTCCTCTTGTTTCTACAATTGCGGTAAACAATCCTCCCATTTGAGCTGTGGAAGTTAGCACGTAGTCATTTAGGTCTGCCTTTTTGGCATACCCGCTTAAATCTAGTGCAGACCACTTCACGAACCCTTGATTGTTTACCCAAGACTGAGTGGCGTAACCGCTTAAACTCTGATGGCTGGTCAGATAGCCTTGGCTTTGTACCCATGTTTGAGTTGCGACCGTAGCATTATTGACTGTCAAAGTGCCGTACATATCTACATCGTCATCAATCTTTGTGGGACAGTTGATAATAAATCCTCGGTCAATCTGCCACACATCCTTATTACGGTCGTACCAAAACGCAATCTGTCTTACGTTTGAAGAGCCGGGTGGGTTTTCAATCATGAACCCCCCGCCAGCCGATGCGTCACTAATTGTGATGAAAGGCCCCGGCCCACCTAACGACGTGGAGAAACTAGAACTGATAGTTCCAGCAGGTGTGTTGTTGTAGTAGAAATCCATCGAACCCGCTGTGACAACCGCTTTGCGGTCTCCGCTCTGAGTTGTCAGAGAACCACCCGTGAGGGTTGCACCATTCAGCGTCATCACACCTGTAGAGGTCATCGAAGAATTGGTAAGATCCCACTCGAAAGCACCTGTGGTAGCCACATGGAAGTAAGGTTTCTGCCCTGAAGTGCCAAGAGTGATAGATCCACTCTTCATGGTGAGAGCACCCGCATCGGTGACTGAGAAGTTGTACCCGCCACCGGTCAGAGCACCAAGATTGATTGAACCTTTCGCCATCGAGAAGGTACTATTATCCAAGTCCCACACGTTCTTGCGGTTTGCATCTGCAATCTCGCCGGTTCTAATCCAGTTAGCGTTGACACCATCCGCATTGAGGTAACGAGCAATGACATCACCGTTGATCGTCATACCACCGTTCCACGTTTGTCCACCATCGGTCGAGACACCCCATGCCTCGTTGTTCATCTTCCACACGACTGTAGAGTCTGCAAGATCAGGCTCGTCATGTAGATAGTAGATGTTACCACCGGTGGCCTGAGCCTCAATGGTAGTGTAGAGACCGCCCTTACCGGCGAGAGCCTCGCTTAATTCATCAAGACCGTTCTGATAGTAGTCATCGACTTCCTTGATGATTTCTTTGAGTTTGACGTAGTTCTTGGTAGTAGCACTAAACCTCTCCGCAGAGTTTCTAGCCGGAGTAGCACCGCTAGAGCGAGTGCTCTGAGTTGCTCCCGGTCTGAACGTAGTGCCGGAGACAATGACAGGGAAGACGTTGCCCTTGCGGTCTACAAGGAAACCTACGTCACCGCCCTCGATGGTAGGATCTCCGAGATGGTTTGCAGAACCTACTCGGTATCTGAAACCTACAAGCTGAGAGCCTAACCACCCGGCTACCTGTGTGGCCTGTGCTGCCGACTGAATGAGGGCATTGTCTTCAATGGAAATGACGTATCCCTCAGTACCAGTCTTTACCTTACCATCTGTGTTCTCACCCGGTACGTGATACGCAACCTGTACACCTGTGATGACTACATCATCCATACAGACGTTGTGTGAGAAGATACCGCTGAAGTTCACGATACCAGTCGAGGGTAATCCATCTGCATTGATGAAAGCAGAAGTGATAAGACCTTGCCACGAGTACAGTTTGTAGTCATTGAAGATGAAGTTTGCGATGTCAGACATCCGCTCTCTCAGAGTTGGAGTGGTCTGAATAAGACTCTGATTGTACCAACCGAAAGTCAGATAACCGAGGTTATTGACTTTTGCGTAGCACCCCGCAATCTGAGCACAGTAAGCGATCATCTCACGGTACGTGGTGTCCTCAGAACTCGGTTTCTCAGCAACCGAGTAAGTTCTGTGAGGGAAGTTGGTACTGTTAGCATTGAGCGTCACACCGCACTTCAGACAAGCGTCATTGACAATCTGAGCGAGTGTAGCAGGGAAGGCAAGCTGAGTATCGTAGACCCTATCGAACAGGCTCATCTTATCGAGACAGGACAGTCTGATAAGAGATCCATTGTACGAGGTATCGTCTACGATGTAGACACCTTTCTGCAAGTACTCAATGTTGCCCTCAGAGACTTCCAGTCCCACGCTCACCACCACACGAGCAAGGGAGAAGTCGTACTGAGAATAAGACTCATCAATATTATTGATTGTGAAAGAACACGAGTTGATGATAGCAGCACCGACTTCAAACGCTCCATCTGAGGAGACTGCCTCATCAAAAGACAGTCCCCCTTTCCACAGTTTCGTGTTATCGAGAGTCAGTTCAGTCCCATCGGTGAGGGTGATGACTACCCTCTGATAGAAGACCTTGCTATCCTCAAGAAGTTTCTTTCTATATGCAGTTGAGGTATTAAGCATGTCTTACACCTCGATAATGTTGAATGAAAGTTTAGTGTATATCTTGCCTTGGACGTTCCACCACTTGATAGGGGCAGACCTGTCACCTACATAGAATGTCTTAGTGAGATTATGTCCCGCCATTGCATCCGGATAGTTGACCGAGATGTACTCAGGGTTTACCGCCTGTAAGATGAGAGCTGTTTTCTCTGCGGTAGGGTTATTCCACCCAAGGCTAATTGTTACTTTCTGTCCGATACGGTTCTTGTGCATGATAGTATCTTCTGTACGTCCAGAGTCAGAGTCCGAGATGTCTTGTAGACCCCAAGAGAACTCCGAGGGGTCAGGAAGAGCGACCCCATCTACGATAAGCATTGCCATTCCTTACACCCCCTTTACCGGACTCATTCTGCGGTCGATATTACTCTGTCCTCTCATGACTGCACGAGCAAGGACTTCATCATTCACATCGTAGAAGTAGAACTCGTTAGTACCGTTATTGTTAGATCCGCTATCCGAACCCATGACTGCCATCATTGCCTCAAAGACACCCTGAGAGACCGCGGAACTGACTGCATCTGTAATCTGCTCATTGTTCATGACCGCAGTCTGATTTCCGTACTTGCCAACCATCTCAGGCATACCGTTTTCACGAGCGAAGAATAACTGTCCGCTTGCTGGTGTACCACCTGTCGCATAACCCGGAATACCGATGTTAGCACCGATGTTCAGATTACCGAACCAAGAGCCGATGTTGTCGAAGAAATCGACTACGGAGTTCCATGCGTTTGTGAGGTTAGCCGTGAACGAGATACTCCAATCCCATCCTGTGACATCTGTCCACCAAGTCGAAAGTGCAGTT